TCCAAGGGCCTAAAGGCGACCCCGGAGACAAGGGAGACACGGGCCCCAAGGGCGATATGGGAGCCACAGGCGAACGAGGCCCCGCAGGAGCGCACTTTACGCCCTCTGTGACCGCTGACGGCGATTTGTCGTGGAGTAATGACGGCGGGCTGGATAACCCCGCCACAGTCAATATACGGGGGCCACAGGGCGCACAGGGAGCCAAAGGCGATACAGGCGAAGGATTTGCCGTGTTGGGCTATTACGCTTCCCTCTCCGCATTACAGGCCGGAGTATCTAACCCCTCCGCTGGCGACGCTTACGGCGTGGGCGCGGGCGAACCGTATGATATATATATCTGGGACGGCGTAAATTCCAAGTGGGTAAACAACGGCCCCTTGCAGGGCGCAAAAGGTGAGCAAGGCCCCACTGGCCCTAAAGGCGATACGGGCCCCAAGGGCGACCCCGGCGCAGCCGGAGCTAAAGGCGACACCGGCCCCTACTTTACCCCCTCGGTATCCGCAGAGGGCATACTCTCATGGAGCAACAACGGCGGCCTCGCTAATCCTCCCGACGCCAACATAAAAGGCCCGCAGGGTGAACAAGGTATCCAAGGCCCCGAAGGCCCGCAGGGCGAACAGGGCATACAAGGCGAACAAGGCATACAAGGAGAGCAGGGAGCCAAGGGTGACCCCGGAGCAAAGGGCGACCCCGGAGCAAAGGGCGACCCCGGCGCGAAGGGCGACCCCGGCACAGCCGCAGGGTTTGGCACGCCTACCGCCACGGCAAACACCCTCACCGCCGGAACCCCCGCCACTGTAAAGGTAACGGCAAGCGGCGCGGACACCGCAAAGGTATTTGATTTTGAGTTCGGTATCCCGCAGGGCGAAAAAGGAGCCACAGGCGAAAAAGGCGCAAAGGGCGACCCCGGCGCGAAAGGCGATACGGGTGAGCAAGGCCCGCAGGGTATCCAAGGCCCCAAGGGCGCGGACGGCCCCAAGGGCGACACCGGCCCGTATTTTACCCCCGCCGTCTCTGCCGAGGGTGTTATCTCATGGAGCAACAACGGCGGGCTGGATAACCCCGCAAGCGTCAGCATCAAAGGCCCGCAGGGGGCAAAGGGCGACACGGGAACGAAAGGCGACACTGGCGCACAGGGCGAACAGGGCCCCGCTGGCCCTAACGAGATAACTGCCGACACCGCGACTAACATTAACGGCCTGCTCAAGGGCGCAAACGGCAAAGTGGCACAGGCCGAAGGTGGCACGGACTACGCTACACCAGACGATGCAAAGGCATTTGTTGTAACATTCACAGAAAATACAGCAGGACTTTCGAAAGGCACATATACACCTGATAAAACATTAGCGGAAATATATGCTGCATATAATGCTAATAAGAATATTATAGGTCGTTTTGCATCGGGCGATATGGCGGTTATGACGTTGATTGGGATTCAAGACGCAACCACTATACAAATGGGTTATTTATCCTCTGATGGTGTTGTCACACTTAATTCAGGCCCAAATAATAACTGGAATGTGCTCAATTACGACTTTGTGAAATCGCCCATCATCACCGATAACTTATCTGGCTCTAGTATTCCTCTCTACGAAAACACTATATTTAACGTATCCAATCCTGTGGGTACATATGTGTTTACCCCTCCTACATCCGGCTGGGCGCACGGTAAATTTACTACGGGTAGTAGTGTATCAGTGTCATTTAGTGGTACATTCGTTGGTGCGGCTCCCGCAATAGAGGCGAATAAGACCTATGAATTTGATGTATACAATGGCGTGTGGGCAGTGCAGGAGGTTGTGAGCGCATGATAGCTATGCTACGAAGGAGGCTGATGAGCGCCATGGCAAAAGCAAGGAATATTGCTACAGGAGAGATAACGGCACAAGGAGGACCGTATCCAAGGGAGGTAACGATCACTGGAATTGGTTTTAAGCCTGACCATATAGCTTTGTTTAAGTTCCCTGGAGGCTATGCAACAGGTGGGGTGGTATCAATACTTGATGAAAGTTTATGCAAAATCGACCAGGTGGGCACCAGTTCATATATGTTTGTATCAGGCTCTGTAAATCTGACATTTAGCGAAGACAATGTCACATTGTCTATACCTATTAATTACTTTTCCGGCACTTACCGCTATGTAGCATGGCAAGAATAAAAAGGAGCGCACTATGAAAATAATTCTATCGGGGGGGGGCAGCCTCCGTAAAATAAAAAGCGCCTATGCGCTATGATACCTTTGCAGTTTGCCTTACGGCGTAGAATGATGATGGCAGGGGGCGGCGGTGCGCCCATATCGGAGTTGCCGCTGGGTACATTGATAAATATAGGCACGGACGGTGGAGCAGGTACGCCTAACTATGAGATAGCGGACAAAGATAATCTTGTTTCCGGTGGTGTGGTGCTGGTGAGGAAAAACATCTATTCCAGTTCGAAATTTGGTGAGTACTCTTTTTACGCCAACAGCACTTTGGACAATTTGGTACAAACAACTATTTACAATAGAATGCCTCAGAAGCTCCGTGATAAAATGATGGATGTAACGTTCGCGCTCGCCGGTTCTGAGAGTATCACTCGTAAGATGTTTGTTCCAACGAAGACTATGATGGGCGGGGGAGCGAATACCACCTATGAAGGTAATACTGCAATGGAGGGAGTAGGTTTGCAATTATACACAAACGATGCAAGCAGAATACGAACGAAAAATGGTTATGGAGAGGAATGGTGGTTATCTTCACAATATTCCACTGGAGGGTATACTTCCGGTTACCATGGCGGTGTGAAATATGTTAATTATGTGGGTGGTATTACAGTTTATGGCAACTCTTCTAATAATAGCGATGGCGTTGTCCCCGCTTTTGTAATACCCTCCGATACACCTTACAATGCTACACCAAATACAGACGGTTCATATAATCTAATCCTATAAAAGGAGAAAACAATGCTAAACACAAACTATGCCAAGCTGGCGGGGGAGTACCCCGAATATTTACGCCTGCCGGTTGAGTTGGAATCGCCGCTTATGATCAACGGTGTGACGCACCCCGCAGGGGCGCACCTCTCCACCAATGACGACGCGGCGATAAAGGAGCTGGGCTATAAGCCCGTGACCCGTTCCCCCATGCCCTCAAAGGAGGGCTTTTATTATACGGAGAGCTGGATGGAAACCGATACGGCTATAGTGCAGGAGTGGGAGGAACATGAACAGCCCTCGGCTACTGACTATACCGAAGTCCTCGATATTATGACAGGAGAAAAAGCATGATAGTACGCACGGCAGAAGAAGCAAGAGTATGGCGGGCGCAACTTGAGAAGGCACTGCCCGCCGTACCCGATAAGGACGCAAGCGGCTGCGTAGACCTCTATCCAACCTTAAAACAGAGCGGCAGCCTCATAAAAGCCGGAACTCGTATCAACTGGAACGGCTGGCTCAAACAGGCCACCGTAGACCTATGGGATACCGAGGCCAACGACCCCGACCATGCACCTAACCTGTGGGTGAAGATAAACTATAAGGATGGCGTTAGGGTGATACCAGATGTCATCACGGCAGCCGAGGCGTTTGGCAAAGATGAGCTTGGCTGGTGGAACGGTGCGATATACAAGAGCCTCATAGCCGCCAACGTCTACACCCCAGACGCATACCCGCAGGGATGGGAACTTCAGGAATAAGGAGCCGCACGGCTCTTTTTTCATAATTAAAAAAACAAAAACAAAGAAAGGAAAAAATCAAAATGAAGAAACTCACTTGTATCCTCGCGGTAATGCTCATGCTGTGCCTTTGCACCATAGCCTACGCCGCAGACCCCGTAACTCTGGATATAACCGCGCTGGACTACCAGACCGGCAAGGCGGTATCCAAAACCTACGTCAACAACGAGCTTTTCCTGCTCAAGGTTGACCTGGGCATACCCCGATTTTACGACCTGACCGATATGGAGCTTATAATCGAACTGGACGGCGTAAAGCTGGACGCAAACGACATGAGATTGGAGGCTGGCACATATTACCTGAGCGGCATAGTTACCGACCAGCCCGCCGCCCTCCGTATAACCGTCAAGGACATGGCATACGAAAACGCCACCACCGCAGAAGAACTCTACAACGCCATGCAGAAAAACAGGACTGTCAGCAAAACCTACTATTTTAACGCCGCGCAGCCCGCCGAACAGCCCATTGCAAAAAATCCCGTGGTGATACCCAAGACCGGCGGCGCCTCCGTCCTCGCATATGCGGTATCCATAGCCCTGATAGGGTTCGGCCTTGCGGTAGCAGGTAAACGCAAATGAACAGAATAGACGGTTTTATCGCCTACCTGGAATCCCACGTAGGCGATATGTATGTATGGGGAGCGCAGGGACAGCGCGTGGACACCATGGGCACCCCCGAGACATGGATCAGACGCAGGGAGACCAGCACCCGCAATTACGACAGGGCCGTTAAGTTCTTCCGGGGCGCCGCCAAACGCCCCCTATATGCTTTTGATTGCTCCGGTCTGATCGTCCATTATATCAGCGACACCATGCATTGGATCAAGGGCGACACCTCGGCCCACGGCCTATACGGCATGTGCCGGGATAACCGGGGCTATTTTGGCATGGCAGAGATGCGTCCCGGCGATTTGCTATTTATCGAGGGCACGAAGAACGGCCAGAAGGCCATGGTACATGTCGGCGTATACGTCGGCGATGGCTACACCATAGAGGCCAAAGGCCGGGACGACGGAGTATGCAAACGCCTGCTATCTCAATGCGACTGGACACACTGGGGGCGCCTACCTCTGCTGCAAGCGGACGATCCAGAAGAAACGGAGGAAAAAGTGGCAAAGAAAATCGAACTGACCAGCCCTATGATGCGGGGCGAAGATATCAAGGCATTGCAAACCGCCCTTAACGCCCTGGGCTATGGCGCCGGCGACCCTGACGGCATAGCCGGTAAAAACACCGTTGCGGCCATACGAGCGTTTTGCCAGGCACACAGCATGGCTCCGACAGAGCTGCCGGACGTGCTGCAGGTATCCGTATCCGTTGACGGCAGAATATACGTAGGCACAGCCAAAAGATAAGGAGGAAAAAACAAAATGAACATATCTGAATGGATCAAAACTATTGCCGCTGCTGTAGGCGGCGCATTTGCGTGGCTCTTCGGCGCCTGGGATCCCCTGATAATGGTACTGGTGGCGGTGATGGTGTTGGACTACGTCACCGGCGTAGCCGATGCAGCAGTGACCGGGACCCTCAGCAGCGCAGTAGGATTCAAGGGATTACTGAAGAAAATATTTATATTAATTTTGGTGGCACTGGCAGCCCTTATTGACAGACTTGTGCCCGCCACCAATGGGGCGGTGCGCAGCGCGGTGTGCATGTTCTACATAGCCAACGAGGGCCTGTCCATACTGGAGAACGCCGGCACGCTTGGCCTGCCGTTGCCCGAGGCGCTCAGAGGGGCCCTCCAAAAGCTCCACAACAAAGGCAACGCAATAGAAGATACCGAACCTACCGACAAAACAGCATAATATCATCCCACGTTCGGGAATCCCTTTCAATCGCCCCCGCTTCGGCGGGGGCTTTTTTATTTGCCTGATTTTTTATGGAAGTATACCATATAGGTTTACAAATAAACCTTTACAACGACCGGATTTACTGAACCAACGCAAAAAACGCACGCTGCTGTAATCGTTTGGTTAGGGTTCGAGCCCCACCACCGGCACCAAACCCATATAATCCGAACCCATTTCCGATAGGCGCTGGGTTCGGATTATTTGTTTTCTTCGACCGCCACGAAAGCACCTACTTCCACAACGGGGTACGGCGCAGACCAACCTCCAAACCGAGAGGGTCAGTGTAAAAAATAGTCATCATAAACGCAAAAGGGCAGGCGCAGTTTGTAAACAGCTACGTCCGTCCTTTTTATGACTACATATTTCATCAATTGCTGTTGAAAGAAGTGAGTATTTCGTATATACTAAAATTCGAAATAAGATATTTTATACTTGGGTTGGTGAGTTTATATGAATGAACCTACTTTAAGAATGTATGTAGATGAGAACGGAAACTACAATTTGCGTGAGGACTTATCTAATGATAGTAACCGTTATCTGTGTTTAACCGGCGTGGTTATGCGCATTGAATCGCATGACTTGCTCACTCAACGATTGGACGAGTTGAAAATAAAATATTTTGGGACAAAAGACATAATACTGCATCGCAGAGAGATAATTTCGGCAAAGCCGCCCTTTGAAGCCTTAAAAGATCCTGCGACCCGAACAAATTACAATGCAGATATACTCCGTATAATTTCAGAATCGCGTTATGGCGTAATATCCGTGGTCATTGACAAAAAGGCTCATGTTGATAAGTACACTTTGCTACGCGCGCAAGATCCCTATGCATTGGCCTTAGAGTATCTCATGCAACGCTATCAATACTGGATGCAGGATTATAGCCAACAACGCGGTGTAATTAAGGGCGACATTGTTGCAGAGTCCAGAGGCGGTAAAGAAGATCGTATTACAAAAGAAACATATAGGCTCATATATGAGGGGAAAGGATATATTGGTCTTCGTGATGCCGATCAATATTATTCATCAAAGGATATAAAATTACGAAAGAAAAAAGCCAACATAGCAGGGCTTCAGTTTGTGGATTTGATTTCTCACCCGGCCCGTCGCTATATATTATCTCAAAATCATTTGGCGCACAATTTGAAACCAACTTCGTTTGAGCAAACTGTAGTAGAAATTCTTGTAAAAGAAAAATTTAGACGACACCAAGGAATAATTGACGGATATGGGGCTGTTTTCTTTCCTAAGATATAAGAAAAGCGGTTCGCGAAGCGAACCACTCCGAGTGCACGCACTCCACCTCCAAGTAATCCTTGGATTAATTATAGTATACCTTGTTTGTTTGAATTTGTAAAGTGGAAATTGTAGTCAAATATTATTGAAGAGCGGGCACAGGCGTTTAAGCAACGGGGCTGAGTATGTGGACAGTACGCAAAATACTGATTACTGCGGGGCTGTATGATTCGGAGCGTGCGCGGCAGATTAATGAGTTACGGGCACAAGGCAAGACAATATCAGAGATAGCCGAGTTACTCAGCATCACCACATCGATGGTAACAGATTACATACCGTATCAGCGGGCTATGTATTGCGGCCTAAGTAAGACCGCAAACGCCCAAAAGATCGCGCAATGGATGCGTCGCAAAGAGCAAGAATAAGTCCCCGATCTATTACACCGAAAGGTATTTTCTTGAATGGCTGGCAACTTTCCGGCAACATTTTATTTCAAACTTCGAAATGAACGCAAACGGAAAACACGGATAAACAGCCACTTTCCACGCGCGAGAACCTGTGAGAAACGGCAAAAAATATGGGTAGCCGCCGGATACCAAACATCAAAAACGCCTGTGTTGCACGGGCGTTTTTCTTAGGTATTTAGGGCTTTTTCGCTTGCTTGTGCTCATTTTGTGCTTTTGCTCTGGCAACTTTCTGGCAACCTTTTTTTTTTTTTTTTCATAACCGCGCCCGCACTCGCGTCCTCTTTTTCCTTTGAAAGGTGTGAATAAATTTCAAGCGTCACCTTTACGTTGGCGTGGCCGAGGAATTTCTGCGCGGAAAGCACGTCAACGCCAGCATTATAGAGTATGGAGGCGTAATTGTGCCGGAAGTAGTGCGGCGTGAGGATAGAGGCACCGTCCTCTCTCGTTTCTATGTCGGGCCCCAACTCTGCCATGCGCTCCATCAGCGAACGCCATAGCCTATTTGAAGAGGAATTGCGATAGTACGTTCCATCGGGGGCGGGGAATACAAACGCCTGTGGGAATCCCCGCACGAGCATTTCCGCCAGCTCGTCCGGCAGGGGTATATCCCGTATGCTCTCCTTCGTCTTGGGCGGGGTTATCGCGCCCTTCCTTAAATTGACCTGCTGCCGGACGTGTATGACCTTCTTCCTGAAATCTACACATTCCCATTGCAGGCCGAGGGCTTCGCCGAGCCTCATTCCGGTATAGTATAGCAATGCCACCAGCAGGCCGTTTTCCTCCTGCATCAGCTTCTTTGCCGCCGCTTCCTCCGCTTCCGTCAGCGCCCGGCGGCTTGACTTTTCTTTCGTGGGCTTGACCAGCCCCACGGTCACGTCCCGCTGGATTATCCCCTCGGAGTATGCCCGCTTAAAGACGGATTCTAACACATGGTGTACATTTTCGATTATGGTTACGCACGTATCGCCCTTGGAGTTAAGCAGTTCCTGCAAATCCATAGTGGATATTGCGGTGAGCCGCTTGTCCCCCAGAACAGGCAATATGTGCTTGTTGAGTGCCGTCTTATATCCGCTCTGTGCCGATTCCTTTATGTTCGGCTTTTTGTAGACGTTATACCATTGTATAGCGTATGGGCCGAAAAGCGCGTCCTTCTGTGCGGTGCGCCCGGTGATGAACTCCTGCCTGACCGCCTCCTTCGCGGCCTCCAGATCCTTCTTTGTGCGCCCGGATACATATTTTATCACGCTGCCGCCGTTCATATCCTTGCCGACGGTTACTTTAGCCCTATACCTCCCGTCGCTTTGCCTTGCCATTTACAAAAACCTCCCGTTATGTTAAAATCGGAGGCGGAGAAGCATCCACCTCTAATCCCCCTATAAGCGCTGCGCCAACAGCCGGGGGATTTTTTATTTTATCTTGTCGAGCAATACGGACTTCTTCGCCGCAAACTCCTCATCACTCAGGATACCACTATCCCGCAATTCACCCAGCTTGCGGAGCTGCTCGACGGCATCAACGGGCGGCGCGTCCTGCACACCAGAGCCGTGTGCCCTGTCCCGCTGCTTTTCTGAGAGGATCACAGCCCCGTCGCCGTCCGTAAAACTGCCGCTGGCTATACTGCATATATCTATGATAACACCAACACCAAAGCAGCCGGCAGTCAGCAACCAAATAACAGCCGTGAGCGGCTTGTTGACGTAAAACCGATGTATACCCAAGCCACCCAGGAATATACATAAAAGCAGCGTAGTAAGCCAGTCCTTTTCAGATACATTCGGTTTGCGAACACCGGTATTTTCCATATTTTCAACTTCCTCCTTTTTCTCTGCCTCGTCGTCTGTAATTTCCGTTTCGGCGATGAGCGGCACGTCCTGCGCCGCCTCGCATTTGATCTGTTTCGCTTCGCGCTCATCCTGCTCTGCCTTGAGCTCGTCTCGTTCCGCCTTATTCTTTTTTATACATTCCTCACAGTGCCCAAGGTTGTTGAGCGGCAAGAACAACCCCTTTTTCCCACACTGAGAGCACTGATGTATCATACCCATTGACCAAACCCTCCTATTTTAACCTTTTCCATTCTTTTATGCTGATGTATATGAGAAAGCCTGCGAATATCGCGAAAACCAGCATTATACCCCCTGCTATTGTCGATAAATGCTTAGTTTCGGGGCGTATCAGCCCCATGCTCGGATATCTGCTATCTATGATAAATATTCCGCTTAAAACCACCATCAATAACACGGAAACACCTGACAACAGGGGCAATTGAATGTTTTTACGCCGCCCTTCGGCTACCAGATCGTTTATACGCTCCTTGTTAGTGGCGATAAGTTCTTCGTATAAATCCTCTTTACTATATCCTTGCGGAACTCTCACAAAGTCAGAATCTATATCCCGCAGACTTTTGCCAATGGTATTTAATATCCTTATCAGCGTATCTACGCCGGGATTTGATGTTTGCCCGTGAAGCACCTTTTTGACAGTAGCGAGCGACAGCCCGCATTCGTCCGCGATCTCCTGCTGCGTCTTACCGGATTGCCGCACAAGCTCCTGTAATCGCTCAAAGTCCATTATTTTACCCCCCATTTAAACAATTTTTACCCTGAAAGGATACTATTTGTGGCTTTAAAAAACCAAGGGAACGAGATATGCTTAATTCAGACCGGGGCGGCTCCCACGAAGCTTCTCCGCCGTTCTGGCCGAGGCGGAGGTGAGCGGCTCCCGCTCCCTCTGCCGATTAAAGGCGAATCTGAGGCACGATTTGTGCAACATCGTTGAGCACAGTCCCGTTTATGGTACTTTCATACAAATTCCCCCTTTTTTGCTTATTGTGAGTATGCTATTATCAAAAAAACAGAACAAATGTTTGGAGGTGGAAACAAATGACGAAAAAAGAAGAATTAAAGGAAATCATAGATGGAATGACGATAGAGGAAATCACTTTGGCATTTTTGCTGCTTGCCAAGTCGCCAGAAACAGAGCGGCTTGTTCTTCGGTCATGCTGTCAACGACCGCCTTTAGCATAGCTTTACTGGAGGTGGTTTCTTCTGGGATATCTTCCCAGCCCATTAGATAGGCCGGCGTAGTATGCAAAGCAACTGCAAGGGCGGGGATACGTTCATACCTCAAATTCTTAATCTTACCGCTTTCCCATCGCTGCACGGTGGCCTCTGAGACACCAACTGCCTTTGCAATATCGGCGAGGGTTAAATCCAATTCTTTCCTGCGATTCCTCATTCTTTCTTCCAAAACCATTTTACTATCCTCCTCGTAAGCCTATAATACACTTCTTTATTTTGAAATGCAATAAAAATTACTCAAAATGCAAAAAAACTTTCGCGCCACGTATTGACTTTTGGGCGCGACGGGGCTATTATAAACTTACGCAATACGTAAGAAACGGAGGCGGAAAGGTTGTACGAAATCAATGTCCCCAAACTTAGGGGGAAAATGACCGAAAAGAATTATACGATATCATCATTGGCGAATACACTGGGGATAGACCGAAATACTCTGGCGAAATACCTATCGATACCGAGTAAAATACCGTATGATGTGATGGTCAAAATTGCCGAATGCGTATGTGACAGCAGACAAGAAGCGACGGACATTTTTTTTGCAAACCAACTTACGCAAAACGTAAGGACAAACGAACAAACCGCATAGGAGGTGAGCGGCACCATGTTTAGAGACAAGTGGACGTGCAAATGGGAAGAGCAGGACGCGGACAAGAAGCTGCTGAGCCTTTACGAAGAAATCAGGCGGACGCAAACGCAAATATTCGTGCTCGGAGCGCTCGTCATATTAGGGCTAATACTGCAAGCGATAGAGAAACTGCTGTAACCAGCGCACCGACAAGTGATCTTTGCAGGAAACCGCGACCGTCTTGCGTTATGAGCAATAAAAGCCCGTTACGGCCTTCGGCGATGTACCTGACGGATATCAGGTTCTTGTTATACAGCTGGTTTATACAACCCTGCGCGAACTTTTTACCCACGATGCGGTCAACATCGGATACGCCGAAGCCCCGATGAAAATAAGCGTAAACAAGAATACGGAAAGAAGCAAAACTCAGCATAAAACCCCTTTTTACTTTTGATTATACCACAGAAAGGAAACCGCCATGGATAACTTTGACAAGCTCCTGCGGGACATGATAACCGCCGCCGTGGACGAGCGTATAAATAGCGTTGAAGCGCTGGAGGAGCGCATGGTGAAGATGCACGGCGAGTATGTCACCACCAAGCGGGCAGCCGAGATCATCAACGTAGACCCCGGCACTATACGCGCCATGTGCAGGGATGGGCGCCTCATGGCGACCGCCGCCGACGGCCATGCTCCCCTCATACTGGTGCGGAGCATGGCCTCCATGGTAGAGGATAAGACGGCGGATCAGCCCAGGGTAAAGGCTGCCCGCCGCCATAAGTACGACGATTGTAAATACAAAGTGCAGTAGCTCCCCGTGCGAAAGGGGAGAGCAGAAGGCGGCATCTTGGGCCGGTGTCCGATGGGCAGAGTTTATAATCTCCTTTTTGATATACACAGACCACCTGATATGTCCGACAAAACGCTGCTTCTGCCCACCGCCCTCTGCTGTCTCCTTTCGCGGGAGGTGATGCGAATGACCTAACAAACCCACAACAGCACGTTAGCAACTCGACCGGGCGAGTATAAACAGGATTCAGGCCCGGTGCGTCTCCTGCGGACGGGTTTGCCGATAGCCCGCGCCGCCGGAGGGTATCAGATCATAAGGAGGACGCAAAACAATGAAATTAGGAGAACTGACATTCGGGACAAACATCAAAATTCCCGAGCGACAAGAAGATGACAGCTATAAGCTGGCGGACTACACCCTGGGCTTTTTCGGCGCAGGCGTGGCTGCGCTTATCCGCAAAGACATACACAGCCTGTGCCGATTCGGTGACAGCACGGAGTACGCCGGATCAGACCTGGACAAACGCATGACGGAAATATACAACAGCTACCCCGACGAACTTAAAGAGCTGATTATTCCCAGCACGATCCCGTTATATAACGGCAGCGGCGCCGAGAATATAACCCGAGAAGTGTTTGCCCCCACGTTGACCATGGTAGGCTGCGGCGACAATAACGGAGTGGATGAGGGATTCACGTGGCCTATATTCACAGGAAACAATAGCTGTAAAAAGACCTTTAACGGCTCGGCAGCCATCTGGTGGCTTTCCTCGCAGGACTCCTCTGGCCGCGCATGGGGCGTCATCTCAGACGGCTCCGCCTACAACAACTTCCCGTCGAATTCGTACGGGGTTGTCCCCGATTTTGTAATCCCTCAATCGGTACAGATTGACGATGCCCCGGATAATGACGGCAGCTGCAGATTGACGGTGCTGGAAAGCTATTGCTCGTAAAAAAGCCATGAAAAGCAAGCGCACAAAAGCATGCGAAATACCTCTCAAAGTCAAATGGTGGGTATGGAAGAGGGATCATCATTGCTGCGTCCTGTGCGGCAGGCCCGGCAACCCGGACGCGCATTTTATCCCGCGCTCCCATAACGGGAAGGGAATAGAAGAGAACATCGTCACCCTATGCCCTGAGTGCCACAGGGATTACGACAATTCAGAACGCAGGCCGGAGATCAGAAAGGCCCTTCGCGCCTACCTCATGGCCAAATACCCGGATTGGGACGAGGAAAAGCTGAGATACCGTAAGTGGAGGAGTGATTACATATGCAAGTAAGGGAGCTTTTACCCATAATCGCCCTGCTGAAAACACAGCGGGTACGGCTGTACCACTCGCCGGACGGGGCGCTGATCGGAGACTTCAGGAGGGAGGATATTCTTCCCGCCGTCTGCGACAGAACGGTAGCCGCCCTGCTCGATGCGTCCCTGCTGTGCATGGATGCCAACAACAACTACATCAATTTATACGTTGCAACGGGAAAGGACAATTGATATGTGGGGAGCATTTTTTAGCTGGGGAGTGCCGATGTTTGTGATCGGCATAATGACGGGCTTTGCCTTCGCACCCCGCAAAAGGAGATAGATATGGAAGCGTGCATAACCGGACAAACCCTGTGCTGGCGTTGCCGGAGGGCGACAAACGCGCCGGGCATGGGCTGCAGCTGGTCTCGCCGCGCCGATCCCGAACCCGTTGAGGGCTGGGAGGCAAGGGAGACAATGCTGAAGGGCAGCGACTATTACCACGGCAAAAACTACACGACAATTATACAGTCCTACGTCATCCGCACCTGCCCGCTGTTTTTGCCGGACGGGAAAAGCGAGCCGCCGCGTATACAAAAGAAGTGGATCGTCGAAGTGGACGGCGAGTGGCTGACAACGCATGAGACGAGGGAGCGGCTGGGCATCGACAGGCACGAAATATACAAACTGATCGAGCGCGGCAAGCTCAACGCCAGACAAGTGGAGTGAATGAGTTAAAAAACATATCAAAGGGAGGACAAAAAATGAAATTAGGAGAACTACCGTTCGGAAGCAACATCAAAATCCCCGAGCGCCGCGAGGATGGAACCTACGAGCTGGCTGGCTACACCCTTGGTTGCCTCAATAATTTTGACGTAGGCACCGCAGGGCTTATCCGCAAAGATATACACAGCTTTTGCCGGTTCGGTGATAACGCGGAGTACGCCGGATCAGATCTGGACAAACGCATGACTGAAATATACAACAGCTACCCCGCCGAACTTAAAGAACTGATTATCCCAAGCACAATCCCGTTATACAACGGCAGCGGCGCCGAGAATATAACCCGAAAAGTGTTTGCCCCCACATTGACCATGGTAGGCTACGGTGATAATGAAGGAATAGAAGAAGGTTTAGCATGGCCTATATTTACTGGAAGAAATAGCCGCAAAAAGACCTCTAATAGCCGGGATCCTTGCTGGTGGCTTTCCTCGCAGGACTCCTCTGACTGCGTGTGGTTCGTCTACGCGGACGGCTCTGCCTGCAACTTCATCTACCCGTCGTGCACGAGCTGGGCTGTCCCCGCTTTTGTAATCCCCCAATCGGTACAGATTGACGATGCCCCGGATAATGACGGCAGCTACAGATTGACGGTGCTGCAAAGCTATTGCTCGTAAAAAGACTGCGAAAAAACATATCAAAGGAGGACAAAAAAGTGGAAACAACTGAAAAGACATTCGGCGTTTGCCGCTACTGCGGGCAGCTGCTCAATATCAAGAGCTATTTGGCCCTACACCCAAACATCGACGACCCGGACGAGGACGCGATAGCTACCCTCATATGTGACTGCAAGGAGGCCAGACGCGACCGTGACACTCATGAAGCTGCCCTTCGGGGAGAGAGCGACCGCATTGAGGCCCTGCAAAAAGCAAATGACGTGATCGAGGAGCTTTTTGCCGGCAACCCGCACCAGAAGCGCATGGCCGTGGACGAGCAGACGCGGGAGATATTGCAGCAGCTTGCCGAGCGGGTGTACGGCGGATTTGTGGATAAAGCAGTCATCACCACCACGGACGGAGTTAAGGCCACCATAAAGAGCACCGGCTCCGCCGCTATCGGCATAGCCATAGAGCGCAGCGAGACCAAAAAGGAGAAAAAGGAGATATAACCCATGGAAAGCCGGGAGATATATGACATGCTCCTGCGCGCCATAGGGGAGCACGTGGACACAAAAGGCCGGGCCGCTGTTAGCATCAACGGCAGGCCCGCCCTGATAGTAACGATAAACCGGGAGACCGGAGAGGTTACCGCCCGCAATGCGATCACTGACACGACCGCCGCCGACGCGGTAATAGACTACCTCAACTCCGTCGCCGGGACGAAATATCAAAAAACGCCGAAAAACCGCAGCTATATCAACGCCCGCATTGCGGAGGACCATACGCCGGAGGACTGCCGCCGGGTAATAGACAGCCGCTGGGCAATGTGGAAGGGGACAAGCATGCAGGAGTATATGCGCCCCTGCACCCTGTTTAACAGCGAAAAATTTGAGGGCTACCTGTCGGCGGCGAAAACCGGCGTCAAAAAGGGCAATGGCAGTTACTTTATGAACCACAGCCAGCGTCAATACTCCGCCGACGAGCTGGCGAAAATAGGCGTTGATCTAATCGGGGATTTAGGGGAGGACTGAAAAAATGCCGAAAAAGAAAAAGGAAACGCTGCCCACCTACACCGTCCTGATCCGCACGCCCGCCGGGACGCAGACCATTATTAAGACCAACGACTTCGCGAAAGCCAGACGGACATACGCCCAGCACAAGGGGAGCTGCCGCCTGTGCATTGACGGGCGGGAGCTGAGGATACTCGAGGCGGACAAACTGATGGACGACCACAGCGACAAAGTGATAGAGCAGATATTTATCCCGCGCCGCACAAAGAAAACCGAGGACATACACGCATTAAAGCCTGCCCGGTAACACGGGCAGGACTTGACCTTTTGCCGGGTGCGGCAATCACCCGGTCCTCCATTGATAGGGTGGCGGCAGGTGCGGCCAACGGGCCAATGACCCGCACCGCAAACCACCGCCCCCGGCAAAGGGCCAAGACCTGATTATTAAAAAAAGGAGGCCGCCATGCAGCGGGTACGGCGTGATATATATTCCGGCGTGGTGCTGGAGCGGATCGTATATACCGTGGGCGACAGGACGCAAAAACCCTACCGCCCGCGAAAACCAAGGTTTAAAACGGACGAGGAAAGGGCGCGGTTTAACTCTGAGGTAGCCCGCCGGGCACATACCCGGGTCATCAACGAGAACTTCACCCCGGCCTCGCTGTACAGCACACTCACACAGGACGACGAGCACGAGGTACATGATTTTAAGGACTTCCGCTGCCTCTGCGTCAACTTCCGGCGCCGGCTGCTCTACGCCTACCCGGAAGCAAAAATCGTTATCTACATGGGGCGCGGCAAAAACACCCACCGCATACACGCCCACATGCTGACGGACGGCATACCGGAGGAGGCCATACGCAGGCAATGGACGCTGGGCAGCGTCAACCGCTGCGAGCACCTCCGGGCGCACATCCACTATGACGGCATAGACCACGGCCCCGATTATACGGGATTAGCCAATTACCTGTTTAACCACTGGACGCCGGAGCAGGGCGGGCACCATTACATGGCCACCCGCAACCTTGCCCCCTGCGGCAGGGAGCAGACAAAACCAATAAAACGCAACTATACGCCGGTCAAACCGCCGCGCTCTCCGAAAGATTATATCCTCGTCGAGAGCGGCGCGACAGAGTTCGGCTTTGCTTATTTCAAGTATGTCAAAATTCCGCCCAAACGGCGGTGTTAAGCGGCGCAAAGCGCAAGGCTTTTACCGGGGCCTTGTAAATGCGTCGGATTTTAGAACGATTGGAAGGAGGACGGCAATGAAGCACCTGGGCGACATAACAAAAATCAACTGGTTTGAAGTAGAACCGGTGGACTGCGTAACAGGCGGCAGCCCTTGTCAAGACCTTTCCGTAGCGGGGAAGAGGGCAGGACTTGCCGGAGAGCGTTCGGGTTTATACATGGAACAGATACGATGCATAAAGGAGTTGAGACAGAACGATGTCAATAATGGGCGAACAGGTGCAATGGTCCGACCTCGCTGGATGGTCTGGGAAAATGTGCCGGGCGCATTCTCCAGCAATGGAGGAAAAGACTTTGCGGCAGTGCTCGAAGAAGCGGTCAGAATCGTCGAGCCGCAAGCCCCCTTTATTCCTGTGCCTGACAAAGGATGGCCTTCAGCAGGATGCCTGTCCGATATGGACGGAAAATGGAGCATTGCTTGGCGAGTACACGATGCGCAGTTTTGGGGAGTGCCCCAGCGAAGAAAACGTATTGCGCTTGTCTGCGATTTTGGAGGACACACCGCACCCGAAATATTATTTGAGCGCAAAGGCCTGCGCGGGGATACTGCGGAGGGCGGAACGGCGCGGGAAAGAATTGCCGGAGACGCTGAAGCAGGTGCTTCTTATGCAGTCCCAATCAACGACAAAGCCACCAGATGGCAGGGCGGTGGAGAGAGCCGCAACCACGACGGAAGCGGCAACGGTCTTGGCATCGGCAAAGATGGCGACCCATCACCCACGCTGACCGCTGGCGACCGCCACGGTGTGATGTGCGGCTTTACAAATCGCGGATATTTCACTGGAGACATAGCAGAAACGCTACGCAGCGATCCCCATGGAGCATATCCGCATGTGTACAGCATCGGCAACGGACAAGTCCATGAGGCCATGACCATGGCGCAGGAGGTTAGTCAAACGCTAAATACAATGCACGACAAACAGGCAATTTTATACCAGCCCAAAAGCGCAATGGAAGAAAACTGGGCAGAAAGCGAAACGAAGAACGCATTACGCGCAGGAGAAAGCAAAGTGAGCCATGCGGTGATGTGTAGCGCCGTTGATTGCCGGAATTTCACTGAGGGCGGAGAGATTAACGGAACGTTGCAGGCGAAAGGAAGCGGCGGCCAAAGCATAAACCTACAAAACACAGTGCGACAAAACATGGTGGTGCGCCGATTGACGCCGCTGGAATGTGAGCGATTGCAGGGATACCCCGATGGGTGGACTGACATAGGCGAGTGGATAGACGGCAGCGGCAAAAAACATCAATCCAGCGACAGCAGCAGATACAAAGCCCTGGGCAACTCAATAGCGTTACCGTTCTGGTTTTGGCTGCTGCGAAGGATATCAGCGCAATATGAGCGGCCCGCCACGCTCGGTAGCCTGTTTGACGGCATCGGCGGATTCCCGCTCTGCTGGGAGCGGTGCAACGGCAAGGGGACGGCGCTGTGGGCGAGCGAAATTGAGGAGTTCCCCATGGCGGTAACAAAAATAAGATTTGGACGAAAGGAGGAATAAATATGCTGACCGACTACCACATGACCCCCAACCGGGCAGGGATACCCACATGGCGGCCTGCCCAACCGGCAACGGGCAGAGAGGACGAGCACCAGACCGCCCTCACCCAATGGGCACGGATGATGCGGACGCAGTATCCGGCCTTGCGGCTCTACCACCACATACCCAACGGCGGCTTACGCGATAAGCGCACGGCGGCACGGCTTATAGGGCAGGGGGTACACTCTGGCGTACCCGATGTATTTATCCCTGCCGCCCGGGGCGGCTACCACGGCATATACGTAGAGCTCAAAACGGGCGACAACCGTCCGACCCCAAATCAAAACGAGTTTATGAGCGGCGCCATGGCTGAGGGCTACTATTGCGCGGTCTGCTACGGCTGGCCCTGCGCCGCGGCGGTGATTGAGGACTATTTACGGAGGGACAAGACAGGAGGCAAAGAAAATGACTAATTTCACACCTATGTTTTCGAGCGACAAGGACTACTGGGAAACGCCGCAAAGCCTGTTTGATGAGCTAAACGCCGAGTTTAATTTCACATTGGACGCGGCGGCCAGCGACGCCAACCACAAATGCGAGCGGTATTTCACAAGAAAAGATAACGGTTTACTGCAAGATTGGCAGGGCGAAACAGTGTTTTGCAATCCGCCTTATGGTAACAGGGAGACAGGACAATGGACGGAGAAATGCTACCGCGAGGCACAGAAACCCAACACAACGGTTGTGCTGCTGATACCCGCCCGGACAGACAGAACCAGCTTTCACGAGTACATACTCGGCAAAGCCGAAATTCGCTTCATCCGTGGGCGGCTCAAATTCGAGATTGAGGGCAAGCCCATACATGATCGCGATGGGCGGCCAATGCCAGCGCCGTTCCCAAGCATGGTTGTGATCTGGAAGAAAAACAGTAAATACGAAATTACTAGTCAGAGGAGGAATAAGCATGAAGTATACCATTGATTACGGTTTCGGGGAAGCTACACTGTATACACCGTATGATGGCAAAGAAAGATTTTATGCTCTTGCTGGCACATGCTTTGGAATCAGAAAGAGCATTATGCACTGCGTAATTCTGAGGGCAGAAGAAATTCCTTGTGAAGATTTTGAACGCCTTGAATTTAACGGAGATATCTATGTTTGGCGTGAAGACGGTGCAAGAAAAATGATTGCTCCGCTATGGGCGGCTGACAAAGAATGGAATATGGACTATTGCGAAAAGGTACGATACAAACCTAAGGAGGACTGACAATGGCTAAAGAATATATAGACCGCGAAGATGCAAAGGCACGACTTAGAATGTGGATCACAGATTGCGTATTAGACGGGGACAATGAGGCGGCAGACCGTTTTAGGGACTGTATAGACCTCCTTGACAGTATCCCTGCCGCCGATGTTACCCCGGTGCGGCGCGGACGGTGGATCGAAGAGGATGGCATACAGATTTGCTCAGAATGCGGCGAAGAACATGAATGGGAAGATTACAGAGCGCCGTACTGCGATACCTGCGGAGCAAGGATGAACAAGGAGGAAGCGAATGAATGATAGAGAAAAGCGTTGGAGGGTGCGGGGACAACTCCGCCGGTGGGGAACACGGCGAACCTGTGCCGGAGAAAACAGGCCGAAATAGAGGGGAGGGGGGCATCAAAAAGCTAAATCAACCCTCCGTGGTACCGGGGCGGCCCATCGGAAGAAAAATTTTTCGATTTTTGAGAAGCTTTGAAAATGAGCGGCAATGGGGCGCCCAAAAACAACAAAACTACAAATAAACGGCGACGGCAAATTGGTCACCGAAAAGATTTGTAAAATTACATCAAAAACGACGGTTTTTAATCCAAAAAGGAGGCGAAAAATTGAATCCGAAAAAAGCAACGCGGGAAAGGCGAGACGAAAGGGCAGCCGTGCGGCGACTGCTGATGTATTGGGGTAATGCAGAGCGCACGAGGACGGAAAAAGAACGGTTGTTAATTAGCGTTGACGAGGAGATCGAAGCGCAATACGACCTTCACCCGCAGCAGATTACGGGCCTGCCGCACGGTACTGAACTGCCGGACAGCACTCCGGCCACGGTGATAAAAGCTTCGCGGGAATTAAAAAGACTGCGAAAGAAGAAAAAACGGCTGGAAGACGAATTACAAAATCTCGATCATTGGGTGGGAATGATAGAATTTGAAGTGATGTGTTTGCCGCCGCTGGAATATGAGGCAATAAGACTGCGGTACGTTAAATACGGAGTGGCAAAAGGGGGATATTGGGAGCGGATAGCGCAGCAAATGCACGTCTCGATTGATTGGGCGAAGACCCTTGAGAGACAGGGGGTAGACAGGCTGATAGGCAGAATAGCAGCGTAAAGAGAATACCGTATAAGAGGGCTGATATAGCCCTCTTATATCATTATCCCAAACTTTGCCGCGAGCAGTTCCCGCCGCGCGTGGGGGATCGGTTTGACCCCGGCGCACCACGAATGCACTGCGGCCTTGCTTACCTCACAAGCCTCGGCGGCCTGCTCCAACGTCAGGCCACGGGCCTTGAGCTGATCCCGCAAATACTCGCCGTCACCGAGCACGGGGGCGCACCGGCCCTGCATATAGGCAAGCTCCCACATGCCTTGCTGGTTGAGCGGCAGCGCGTGCGCGTCCTCGGTTATATCCTCCGCGCCTTGCAGCGCGTCCCGCATAGCTCTATCGACCTCCGGCGTGAGCTTGCGGTTAACGATCATATACCGCAGGCCCTCACCCAGCCCACGGATGGGCCACATATTAGCTGTCTGCACCCGGCAGTGCGCCCCGATGATGTCGGGGAGCTGCGCCGCCATTATACCATACGCCCGACCCAGGGCCTTAACTGTGTTGTCTGTCATGTGCTCACCTCCGTTAATCCTGCATGACCCAGACGCGATAATCAGTTACGGACATAACGGCCCAGCCGCCGTCAACCTCAACCACAACCTCATCACCACGGCAATTTTCCGCTGCCTCGTCATACGTTTCAAAAGTTATCATTTTTTATATCCTCCTTTGCTATATTTCAAAAGCTAAACCGTGATTATGGTTATACTCTGTTTCCCAATTCGCCAGTTTGCCCAACGCCTCGCGGCTGAAATCCCGTGTTGCGTGATTCCACGCGGCCACATATTTGTGATGTATGGCTATATACTCTGCCCGGTTCGCAAGGATCATGTCGGCCGGAGTATTCGCCCAGGTGACATATGCCTTTTTAGCGGCCTCAATAGCCTCATCTTCGGTCTGCGGTACATATACCACGATGGTTTTGGTCTCCTTGTTGTAGCTATTAAGCTTGGTTTTGCAGCTCGCATAATTGGTTTTATACTCGCTGTAGCTCATCTCAACTTCGCTGCACCCTTCGGCGGCTTCGGCATCTTTCTGGGCTTTATAACAATCGGGACAAACCGCTTCTGCCTCATACCACTTTATTTTACGCTCACGCTCGGCAGCGGAACCGTAGATGTCAACAGTGTGGGTGTGGCCGCAGGAAAAGGTTATGTCGTACTTCATTGTTTTTTTATCTCCTCTCTTGTTATGTCTATATTATATACCTGTCAGATTAAAAAGTCAACCAAAGAGATAAACAAACTAAAATAATAAGGCAAAAACTTTTGATGTGTGAACCTCTCCGCGCATAATAATCTAAAACCCGCCGCGAAACGAGATAAATAAAAATCAACACTTTCCCACACTCTTTATGTGCTATAATAATACCATCAAAAGGGCTGCAATGAGCGGCCCTTGAGCATTTTTGAAGGAGATGAGCGGCAATATGGCAAGCCGACCTCTACATTTTTGCCAGCACCCCGGATGTAATGCGCTGACCGCCGGACGATACTGCGATGAGCACCGGACGGCGGGCGAACTGCGGCAGCAGGAGCAGATACACGCCCAGGACGAGCGGCGGGGCAGCTCCCGGCAGCGCGGATATGATACCCGATGGAGCAAATACTCCCGCTGGTATTTGTCGGCACCGGAACATCAACTCTGCGCCCTGCGGCTGGATGATGGCTGCACTATGGTGGCGCGGTGCGTGGATCACATAGACCCGCCTGACGGGCCGGGCGACCCGCGCTTTTGGGATACCGCCAATCACCAGCCCGCCTGCATACATTGCAACAGCGTCAAAGGACACAAAAAATCATAGGCAAATACAGAATTTGAGAAAGGAGGGACCTATGCCGACAGGAAGAAAGCCGAGGCCGTTAAAGCTCGTCGATAACGGCAAAAACCGGCACACTAAAGACACAATGGAAAACCGGGAGAATGGCGAACCTACCGGCTGCTCCGACAAATTAAAACCACCCAAAAGCCTGTCCCCGGAGGCGAAGAAGGAATGGAAAAGGGTGGTAAAGCTCTACCGCCAGCTCGACACCCCGATAATTAACGATCTGGACATATCCGCCCTTACAGCCTACTGCGAGAGCGTGGCGATATACCAAAAGGCCGAGGCGGAGTATCAAACCGGCCCGCTTATATACCGGGCGGCGGACGGCAAGCCGACGGAAAACCCATATATTGCTATCATGCGCCGGGAAGGGCAGAATATCATAAAATACGCCGAGCAACTGTGCTTGTCGCCGGTAGGCCGTGCCCGGATGGGAGTAGCGGCAGCCAAAAAGGCCACAGAGAGCGACCCGATGGCGGCGTACCTGAACAAGTACGGTGGTTAACACGGGCAAGGCGCTCGAAGTTATCGAGTTTGTACAAGCGCTCAAACATACCGGCGATTTTTACGGCAAACCCTTTGTGCTTTTACCATGGCAGATAGAGGTCATAAACTCCGTATACGGCACCGTGACCGCCGAGGGCGTGCGGCAATACCGCATGGCATATCTGGAGATTGCCAAGAAAAACGGCAAGACGGAACTGATAGCAGCATTGAGCCTATACCATCTGGTCATGGATGCGCCGGGCGGCGAGATATACTGCGGCGCGGCGGACAGAAATCAGGCGTCGATAGCCTTTAACGCCGCGAAGAGCATGGTGGAGCAAAGCAGAGTGCTGTCCAAAATAATCAAAATCCGGGACAGTACAAAGGAAATGCTTAATCTCCGCACACATAGCCGCTTTAAAGTACTCTCGGCAGAGGCGGCGACAAAGCACGGCCTTAACCCCTCTGTGGTCATAGTAGACGAACTGCACGCTCACCCTAAAAGGGATTTGTGGGATGTGCTGACGTTTGGCACAGGCGCCGCGAGGAGTGAACAGCTAATATGGTGCATAACCACCGCAGGCGACGATCCCGACCGCAAAAGTGTGGGATGGGAACAGCACGAAATAGCAACAAAGGTGCTGAGCGGCGAACTGACAGACCCGGCGTTTTACGCCAAAATCTATACCGTCCCTGAGGACGCGGACATATACGATGAAGCAAATTGGTACTTAGCCAATCCCTCGCTGGGCGTATCCATCAAAATTGAGAATGTGCGCAGCGAGGCGATAAAGGCCCGAAACAGCCCGGCGGCAGAGAAGCTCTTCCGGTGGCTCCGGCTCAATCAATGGATCTCGCTTAAACGCACCGGCTGGCTGCCCATCACCCTATGGGATGATACCGAAGGGGGCTGGCATAAATCCGATATGCTGGGGCGGCCCTGTTATGTAGGCATAGACCTGTCCAGCACCACCGACCTGACCGCCGTGGCGGCCCTTTTCCCACCGCTGCCGGAGGAAACGGAGTGGCGCTTTTTTGTGGATGCGTGGATCCCGGAGGAAAACATGCGGGAACGGGAGCACCGGGACCACGTGCCTTTTGGCAAATGGGTGCAGGCGGGGCATATGCACGCGACCCCCGGCAACTGTGTGGACTACGCCTATATTGCCAACTATCTGGACAAGCTCATGCTGGACTATGACATCAAATATATTGCGGCGGACGAGTGGCGCATAGATTCCCTGCGCCCCCTCATGCAGCAGGAGGTTGCGGCGCAGAAGATAATCACCATACCCCAGACCATGAGCGGCATGTCCCCAGCAATGAAGGAAATTGAGCGGCTCCTACGCGAGGGCGAAATGACCCACGAGAGGAACCCTTGCGGGCGCTGGGCGTTTGGCAATGTAGTAGTAGCCCAGGACGGCAACGAGAACATAAAACCCATGAAAAACCGGAGCATAGAGCGGATAGACCCGATGTGCGCCCTGATAGACGCGATGGCGGCGGCGGTAAAACTGGAACCCAAGCGCAGCGTATACGAGCACCGCGGCCTGAGAATAGTGTGAGGTAAACAGTGAAGAGATTTAAACTTTTTGGCAAAACATACGAAATACGGGCGGCGGACGTTAAAACACTGCCCTCCGTATCAGATGATAGCGCATGGCAGATGTATCTTGCAGGGCAGGGTTACACCATAAGCGCAGAGGGGGCGCTACAGGTCGCGGCGGTATTCCGGTGCGTTGACCTGATAAGCAAGACTATGGCGGCGTTGCCCCTGCACATGTACAAAAATACCGGGGAGGGCAAACAAAAGGCACGGGATCATCCCCTGTATAAGCTGTTGTATGTGCTGCCCAACCGCACCACCACGGCGTATGAGCTTATGCAGATGCTTGTGGCAAACATGCTGCTCACTCGCGGCGGTTATCTCCGCATAGTGCGGGACAGATACGGCTTTGTGCGACACCTCAAAAATCTGCCCACCTCCTGCTGCTCGGAAGTGTACACCAACCGGGAGAACGGGGAACAGTATATATACGTCACCTATGACGGCATAACAGAAACGCTCCGGGAGGGCGATTTTGTCTTTATCCCCGGTTTTAGATTTGGCGACCGCACGCCGGAAGACCCAATGACCATAGCCGCAAGCGTGCTGGGACTGAATAACAGCATGACACAATACGCGCAAAGGGGCTTTTCCGGTACTTCCCCCGGCGGCTATATAACCTATCCGGGGCAACTCTCCGATACGGCATACGAGCGCTTCAAAAAGGACTTCCAGAGCAACTACGGCGGCGCAGAAAACGCCGGGAAATGGATGTTTCTGGAAAACGGCTCCACGGCGCAGCCGTGGGACAGGGACATGTCAAAGACACAGCTCCTTGATAGCCGCAAATGGGCTGTAACCGAGATATGCCGCATTTTCGGCGTTCCCCCGCACATGTGCATGGATCTGGAAAAGGCCACCTTTTCGAACATCGAGCAGCAGAGCGCCGAATTCGTCCGGGATTGCATAAATCCTTTATCCGTGCGTATAGAGCAGACCCTTTACCGTGACCTGTTGAGCGAGGCGGAGCAGGCGAAGTATTATTTTAAATTCAACACAAACAGCCTGCTGAGGGGCGACACCGCCACCCGCACGAGCTACTACAACACCATGCGGCAAAACGGCGTGATGTGTGCTGACGATATCCGCGAGCTGGAGGATATGAACCCCATACCCGATGGGCTGGGAAAGATATACTTTATCAACGGCAACATGCTGCCGCTGGAAAACGCAAAACTCAACGCGCCTAAAAGCGCGCAAGCGAAAGGAGCGCCCCTGAAAAATGAATAAATTTTGGGAGTTTAAAGCTCTCGGCAACGCCGGTGAGCTTTTTTTGTACGGAGAGATCAGCGATACGCCATGGTGGGGCGACGAAATAACCCCTGCGCAATTTCAAAAAGAATTGACGGCGCTGGGGGATATATCCACCCTTGATGTGTATATAAACAGCCCCGGCGGAGATATTTTTGCGGGATTTAGCTTGTATAACATACTGAACCGCCACCCGGCGACAAAAAACGTGCATATAGACGGCCTCGCCGCCTCCGCCGCATCAGTGGTTGCCATGGCGGGCGATACCATCAAAATGCCCGAAAACGCCACGTTGATGATACATAATGCATGGACATACGCCGGCGGCGGGGCGGAGGACTTACGCAGGACCGCCGACGAGCTCGACCGTATCAACGACCAGATAGCGGACATATACGCCGCCCGCACCGGCAAGGAGAAAGACGAGATATCCGCCCTTATGACAGCAGAAACATGGATGAGCGGTGCCGAGGCGCTCGACATGGGATTTGTGGATGAACTGATCGAGAATAAAAAGATCGCGGCTTGTGTAAACAGCGAAAAGTGGTTTGCGCTGTACAAGCACGCGCCGAAGGAACCGCCGGAAAACAGGGAGCCTGACAACGGGGGAGCAATCCAGCCCGCAGCAGATATAAACACCGCACTGCAGGAGCAGCGCAAGAGATTCAGAGCGACTAAACTAAAAATTTTGGAGGTATAAGTAACCGATGAAAAAGCTCTACGAAATGATGCAGGATCGCGCAAATGCCGCAACCCAGATGCGCGAAATAATGAACAAATTTGAAGACGGCGTGATGGACGCGGAATCCACCGAGACCTATAACCGGCTCGAAAAGGAGTTTGACGCGCTCAACGCCAACATAATCCGCGAGCAGAAGCAGCTCGAGCGGGAACGCGCCGCCGGTGAAGTGATCGACAAGCTGGGCGACAAGAAGGACGAGCACATTAAAGTATTTGCCCGTGCACTGCAGGGCGATCCCGAGTCCATAACCAGGTACAAAAACACCACCATGACCCTTGGCACAAACGCTACCGCCGGTTATCTGACCGCACCCGTGGAATTTGTCAACCAGCTCATAGCCGGGCTCAAAAATGACATGTTTATGCGCCAGATATGCAACGTCGTAGGCCCCATAGGTCAGGCACAGAGCCTTGGGTATCCCAGCCTGACTACCGATGCGTCTGATGTGGCATGGACAACCGAGGTGGCGGCAGCCCCCGAAGAGGCGACCATCGCCTTCGGCCGCCGCGAATTTAAGCCCCAGCGCCTTGCCAAACTGATTAAGATATCCAAGACCCTCATGCGCCACGCACCCAGCCCTGATCAGACCGTGCTTGACCGCATATTGTACAAGATCGAGGCGGCGCAGGAAAACGCCTTTATGAGCGGAACGGGCACTAACCAGCCTTTGGGCATCTTTACCGCCTCTGACAGCGGCATAGCCACCGGGCGCGACGTTACCGCCGCTTCCGCCACCGCCGTGGCCACCGACGACCTGATAGAGTGCAAATACGGCGTGAAGGGCCAGTATATGCGCGGGGCCTCCTGGGTAATGCACCGCGACCTCTGCAAGATGATCGCAAAGCTCAAGGACAGCGACGGCCAGTATATATGGCAGCCCTCCGTGCAGGCAGGACAGCCTGATATGCTGCTGGGCGCTCCCGTGTATATGTCCGAGTACGCGCCTAACGCCGTAGCCGCGGGCAAGTACGTGGCAGTATACGGCGACTTTAAAACCGGCTATTGGGTATGCGACAGCGACGGCCTCTACATACAGGTGCTTAACGAGCTGTACGCCGTCAACAACGAGATAGGCTACGTTGTCGAGTACTATGGCGACGGCGCACCCGTAGTAGGCGAGGCGTTCAGCCGTCTGAAAATGAAGGCGAGCTGATGAAAATCAAAATGTTGACCTTGGCAGCCGGGCCGGAGGGAGTAACCCCGCCCGGCTCCATCATTGACATAGACGAGGCAACGGCGCGGCAGCTCATCAGGGGCTGTTACGCCATAGCCATGGAGGCCGACAATGGTAATAACAAGACAACCCCCAGCAGTGGAACCGCTAAGCCTCGAAGAGGTAAAACTGCATCTGCGGAATAACCCCGGCGATACCAGCGAGGACAAGGATATAATAGCTCCTCTCATAAGCGCGGCCCGCGAATATTGCGAGAACTATTGCGGGAAGTCATTTGCGGAGCAGTCCATAACCGCTTACCCGGAGGTGAGCGGCACTGTGACACTCCCGCGTGGCCCCGTGATAAGCGTGGACAGCGTTACGGTGGACGGCGAGGCGGTGGAGTATACTGCAGACGTGCGCCGCGGCACTGTGACGGTAAACAAGCCCGGCGCAGTCATAACCTACACCGCAGGATACGAGGAGACACCCTACCTTGTGCGACAGGCCATGCTCCTGCTCATAGGCCATTGGTACACCAACCGGGAGGCTGTGATACAGGGTTCTACGACCGAGATAGACATAGCGGTTCGCGCGATGCTGAATCAATATAAAGGCTGGTGGTTTTGATGGCAATTAAAGCCGGAGCAGGCGCAATGCGAACGAAAATCACCATAAAAGCGCCGGAATACAGCATCAAAGCCGGATTCAGCGCGGAAAGCTTTAAAAATGTTTTCCCCGGCCCCGTGTGGTGCAAGTGGGTGAATGCCCACGGTACGGAGGTATATCAGGCGGAAGAACTGCACTTGCGGCAGCCCGTGACCATAACCATGCGCTACTCGCCCCTTGTGACCGTCGAGTGCCGCATATGGCATGAGCGGGATGCCGAGCCTTACGAGATCATCAGCATAGACAACATAGGCGACCGCCGGGAATTTTTGGAGATTAAGGCTCAGAGGGTGGTGACGGCATGACCATAGCGGAGATGCTCAAGGATGGATACACCGTATGCCACCCGCCCTACATGGGCGACCAGCGCAGCTATATCACGTATCAGTGCATGGGCCAGATCGGGACGCTATACGCAGAGGGCGCAGAAAAGGAAACGGGCGTGATGTACTCTGTGGATTACTACACCGACACTCCCCCGTTCGAGCTGGCTATAAAGGATATCAAGGGCAGGCTCGCTGCGGCAGGCTGGAGTTGCACTGTGGACGCGGAAATATACGAAGTGGACACGGGACTGTACCACATTGCCATGACCGCGGTGGGCGTAGGAGGGATATATGGCTAACGTTGAGTTTTCCGGATTTGATGAGGTGGAGGCGGCCCTAAAAGGCGTAAGGGACGGCATGGACGAACTAAACGACGAACTGATGAACGATGGCGCAGACTATGCAAAACAGGAAATCGAACGGGCCATATATCAGTATGGCGAATATCGTACCGGCTCTCTGCTACGCTCTATCAAAAAATCAAAAGGCAAGGATAAGGACGGCTCCCGCTATGTTATGGTAAAGCCCACAGGGAAAAACGACAGCGGCGCGTCCAATGGGCAAGTGGCATTCAGCCGCAACTATGGGCGCTCTAACGACCCCGGTTCCCGTTTCTGGACAATAGCCGAGGAACGCGCAGTAAAGAAATTTGAGGAAATTTTGAACCAAAAGGTAAACCTATTTTTTAAGCAGAAAGGATTGGATTAAATGCCTACTTTTGATCTCAGAGGAATAAAAATCGGCAAATATATAAACACCGAGGGCACTATCACTTATGAAACGCCCATAAGTATGGGCGATGCCATGAGCGTGGAGCTGAACCTGACCGCTGCCGAGGGCAGACTGTACGCCGAGAGCCGCCTTGCCGAGTACAAGAAACTCATAACCGGCGGCACTGCCAGCGTTGGAGTGAAATACATCACCAACGAGGCGCAGAAACTGCTTTTTGGCATGAGCGAAAATACGCGCAACGTAGGAACAAACACCTCACAAAAGAGCCTTAAAGCCACTGCGAAGGACATTGCGAAGTATGTCGGCATGGGCTTTTACGCCCCGGACGCTATTGACGGCACGGACAAATATACCGCCGTCTTTGTGTACAAGGTGCTTTTTGGCGCACCCGGCTATGTATACGCCACAAAAGGCGACAGCATCACCTTCCAGACTCCCACGACCACGGGCGAGTTTTTAGCAGATGACAGCGAGGACAAGAGTATCATGGAGATTGCAACACTGGCAAGCGAAAGCGATGCGGTAGCGTGGATAAACAAGTGCTTCGGCGCGTCATAAAAGGAGAACGGCATGGATATAAGACTGAAAACCGCAAAATACACCTTTGACGGACAGGAAATGACCCTCTGCTGCAACATGAATGTGCTGGCGGACGTGCAGGAAATGTTTGACGGCAATATATCAAAAGCGCTCAGGAGCGCTACGACAAAGACAATCTTGTGCTTTTTGACTGCCATGATAAACGACTATCTTGACAGCGAGGGCTCCGACAAGTCTTATACCGTGAAGCAAGTGGGGCGGCTCATACCGCCCTCACAGCTTTCGGGCGTAACGTCGCTCGTGATGGACCTGACTGCAGCGGCGCTTCGCGGCGATGAGGAAGCGGAACCAAAAAACGCGAAAACCACGCGGAAGACGAACCCATAAATTTCGCGTGGTATCTTACGGTATGGGTGATACGATTCGGACTGAGTGAAAGGGAATTCTGGAAAACGGCCACGCCGTACAGGATAGCAAGAATAATCAAAGAATATGCAAAAATGCAGGGCATAACGCAGGAGAAAACTAAAAGCCTATCCGCATTTTTGAGAGGTACGTAAATGCCGAACATAAGAACGAAATTTATAGCCGAAGGGGAAAAGGAATATAAAGAAGCGCTGAAAAGCATAGATAATGGCATGAAAGTGCTGCAATCGGAATCAAAAAAGCTGGCGGCGCAGTTTGAGGATAATGCCGATTCCGCCGAGGCGTTGAACGCAAAAAACAAAAACCTCGACGAAAGCGTGTTGAACCTGAAAGACAAACTGGAATTGCAGGAAGAGTGGCTAAAGAAGGTGGGCGCGGCCTATGGCGAGGCCGACGAACGCACGATGCGCATGAAAAAGGCCGTGAACGACACCGAAACGGCGCTCATAAAAGCCGAAAAAGAGCTGAAAAACAACACGGAAGCCTTGAAAGAGTACGGCGATGGGGCTGATAATGCGGGGGACAACAGCAAGGGGCTGGGCGATGCGCTCGACGAACTGGGCAGCAAATTTGGAATAAGCCTGCCGGACAACATCAAGGGAACCCTCGACGGGATGGTGAAGATAGACGGTCAATCCATGGCGCTGATAGGCACGTTTGCGGCGGTAGCCGCCGCGATAGTGGTGGTAGAAAAAGCGCTTATCGACTTGACGGTGCAGCAGGCAGAATGGGCCAAAGAAATCGAGAGCGGTTCATCTCAGCTTGGCATGTCCACCGAATCATATCAGCAGCTCGATTATGTCATGCAGTCCGTGGGTTACTCGATGGATCAGGCTAAGGGAGACCTTTCCGCCCTTGCCGAGAAAGCACAGGACGCCGCCAGCGGCTCCGGCGAAGCGGCGGAAATGTTCGACCGCCTCGGCGTATCGGTGACAAACACCGACGGCACGATGAAGTCACAGACACAGCTATTTGCAGAAGTATACAACGCATTGGCACAAATGTCTGATGCTACCGAGCGAAATGCAATAGCATCTAAACTGTTAGGCACTACCGGTGAAGAGGCTGTTATCCCCATGCTGGAGAAATACGGCATGGCACTGGGACAGGCGGCCTCGGCTGCTCCAATAGTGAGCGATGAGAATATACAGAGGCTTTCCTCGCTCAGCGACGCGCTGGGAGAGTTTGAAAACAGGATAAACACGGCAAAAAGCAACGTTGCCGCCGAGTTTGCCCCGTCTCTTGAACAGGTGCTACAGGTAGTGGGCGACCTTGCCACTAAATTTGCCGAATTTGCAGCGGATACCGGCCTTGTGGAAATGTTCGGCAAGCTTTTAGAGGTGGTAGGAAATCTCCTGCAAGTGCTGGAACCGTTACTTGATATACTTAGCCAGCTAAAACCAGCTTTTGATGCGATAAACGGCGTACTGTCCATGATTGCAGATGCGGTGAATATAGCCGCCAATGCGGTGGGCGTACTGGTAGATGCGCTGGAATATTTATTTTCGTTCGGCCAAAAGGACTTTGACACCAGTCATATACAAAATATTGCCAATGTTTTGAATGGCACTAACAGCAGTTTCGGGCGCTGGGTAGGCAGCGTGGCATATAACGCCGCCGGCACCGACAACTGGCGCGGCGGCCTGACTTGGGTAGGTGAGAACGGCCCGGAGCTGGTCAACCTCCCAAAGGGAAGCCAGGTGCTCACCAACCAGGAGAGCCGCAGCGTGGGCGGCGACACCTTCAACATCAGCGTTAATATGTCGCAGATAAGCGACATACAGAAGCTCATCGACATGGCAAACAACTACCGCCGCAGCGTGCGGATGGGGTACGGAGGGTAACATATGGCGACATTAGCAGACTTGCCGCTGGGGGCAACAATACTCATCCCGGTAGGCACCGAAGAAAGCAGGCTATGCGAGGTGGCGGATAAAAATAACCTCGTATCCGGAGGCGCGGTGCTGGTATACAAAAGAGTGTACGAAAGATCGAAGTTCGGAAGCTCGGCCCTATACCCGGACGGAACACTGGATAATCTTATAAAAAATACGATATTCAACAGTTTCCCGCAAACGCTGCGCGAAAAAATGATGAATGTTACCTTTGCTCTCAAAGACAGCAATAGCATAACCCGCAAGATGTTCGCTTTGACCTACACTATGGCGGGCTTTGGCAATAACAACGGAGTGGAGGAGGGCAAGGCGTTACAGTTATACACGAGCGACGCCAGCAGGATTAAAACCTTTAACGGCTCGGCAAACTTCTGGTGGCTTTCCTCGCAGTACTCCTCTGACCACGCGTGGTACGTCAGCACGGACGGCACCGCCCACAACTACTACGTCCCCACGATTGTGGGCGGGGTTGTCCCCGCTTTTGTAATCCCTCAATCAACACAGTTGGAAGATAACCAAAACCCCGACGGCAGCTACTGCATAAAGGGCCTGCTTCCGAACGACAAAATAACCGCAACGGCGACAAAACCAAAAAACACATACGCCGGAAGCTGGGATACCATAAGATTCGAGTGGACGTACAAAAGCGAAAACGGCATCCCACAGAAAAAATACGAACTACAATATAAAGACACGTCACATACAGAATGGACGGAGCTGCAAACAGGAGAAACGGCAAACACATACGCCGACATACCGCCGAACACCTTAGTTGCGGGAACCGTATACTGGCGTGTGCGCTGCACTAATATTTATGATACCGTATCCGCATGGAGCACGGAAGTATCGTTTACGGCTCAGGGCAAACCATCCACACCGACGGTATCCGCAACGGCAAGCCCGAGGCCGGTGATAACGTGGACAGGCGAAGGGCAGCTTGCTTATCAGGTGAAGGTAGACGATGCGGTACTCCGCACCGCTTACAGCACTGACGTGCAGTATAAGGTTAAAGAATACCTGACTGATGGCGCGCACATAGCCGCGGTGCGGATACAGAACGAATACGGCCTGTGGAGCGATTGGGGAACGGCTGAATTTACCGTTGCCAACACCCCCGGCGCGCCAATAACACTTTTTGCCGCGGGCGGCGAAAAAGCGACCCTTGCATGGACGGAAACGGATCACAAAACTTACTATATCTACCGCGATGACATACCAATAGCAAAAACCACGGCACACACATACTCCGACCAAATGGCCATAGGGACACACAAGTATAAGGTGCGCGGTGTTGCTGGAGACAGTTACTCCATGTCCAATGAGGTCACGGTCACGCTTTCGGTAGACGCGCCGGAGATAGCGGCGCTGGGTGAAATGCAATGGTTGCGGCTGGAATATTCCACCGCGCAGAATAGCCCGCTGGGCGTGTCGGCGTATCAGGATGTAGCGTATCAGTTTTACGCCGGGCGGCGGTACCCCGTGGCTGAGACCTCACAGCAAATAACCAAAATATACAGTTTTAACGCTGCTTTTAACGATGCGGCGCAGGCAGCGGCTTTTGAGGGGCTGCTGGGCAAGACCGTGATATACAGAGATCAGCACGGCTGCCTGTGTACCGGCCCACTGATGGGCTTCGAGCTGAGCGCAGACCAGTTTTTCAGGGCGTTTTCGTGCAGCATACAGCAGACGGACAACAATGAGAGGATAGAGTATGATTGATACGATGAGCGTAGTAACCAGCCGCTTTGAGGTGATACGCAACGGGGCTGTTACAGAGCACAATCTGACGGCGGTGGGAGATAACTATCCCACCGTCACCATGACTACTGACGGCGAAATAAAGACCTCCATGTACGGCGTGTTCGAGCATAACGACAATGTGGATTATCTAAACGATGAAATAAGGCCGTATTACATCAAGGACGGCGTAGAGCATCCTCTCGGCATATACATGGTGGGCACGCTGACCACCAAACACACTAAATACGGCAAGGACGAGGACACCATAGAGGCATACGATCGGGCACTGAGGCTCAAACAGACCAAAACCGAGACCCGGTATTATATTGCGGCGGGAACGCCATACATGACTGCGATACAGAGCCTTATCCGGGACGCCGGAATACCGCGCATACGGATGGACGATTGCGAGGACACTCTTGCCACAGACCGTGAGGATTGGGAAATAGGAACGGAATATCTCACCATCATCAATGCACTGCTGTCCGAAATAAACTTTTCGGATGTTTGGTTTGATTTTGATGGGGTAGCCCGCCTTGAAAGGTACGAGGCTCCGTCCAGCTCCAACATAGACCGGGAGTATCGGGACGACGAATATAGTATTATCGCCCCGGAATACACAGAGGAAATGGACATATATGAGGCCCCCAACGTTTTCATCGTCAACGTATCTAACCCTGACTATGACAACCCCATGACCGCAACGGGCATAAATGACAGCATGATCTCCGCTTTGTCCACGGTACGCAGGGGGCGGCGCATATTGGCGACGCCGGTTGAACTGGATAATATAGCAAGCCAGACGGCGCTGCAAAAATACGCGGATAATCTTGCTGTGAAATCCATGTTTACAACGCAAAAAATCAAATTTTACACGGCCGTAAACCCGGCCCATGGCGTAGGAGATGTTATCGCGCTGTATAACGGGGAGCTGGTGGGCGTATACGAGGAAACCGACTGGAAAATAGAGATACGCCCTGGCGCCCTCATGGAGCATCAGGCAAAAAAGGTGGTGTTCGTGTGATATATCAGGAGCAGGAAGCACTGTTTTTACAAAAGCGCAGGCCATCAGCGGCGAAATTTGCCTCTGTGGTGGCGGTGTCCGGCGGCAAAGCCACATTAAAATTTGACGGTGAAACTACCGCTACGCAGAAACGCTATAAATATAACGCCGCGCTCTCGTTGAAAGCGGGCGACCGGGTAAAAGTGAATAAAATATCCGGCACTTATGTCATAGAATACAAACTGTAGGAGGGCGACTATGCTTACAGGCATTATACGCGGGCAGAGGCTTATGCTGCGCACACCCATTGTGGTGGCGGACAGCATAAACTATCTGACTGCAAAATTTGCGTTTGACGCCGACTGGAAGGGCCGCGTTATCACGGCCTATTTTGTATGCGGAGATAAGACCATAACCGCGGAACTCACAAGTGGCGAAATCACTGCAGAGCAGGGAATAAACCTTACTGCAGGACGCTGGGAACTGAAACTATCCGGCATAAAGGCCGACAGCCGCGTGACGGCGGGCCCAGTATGGTTTGACGTACTGCCATTCGGCGCTGCGGATGGCGAACTGCCGGATATATCCCTGACGCAGTACGAACAACTCCTTGCAAAAATCGGCGACATGGACGATCTGACCACCGCGAACAAGAATACCCTTGTAGCGGCCATAAACGAGGCAGCGCAGAGCGGCGGCGGTTCCGGCGGCGGGGGATTGCCGGCGGGCGGAACGCCGGGGCAAGTACTCACTCGGACCGCAAGCGGCTCGGCGTGGCAGGACGGCACTCCCGGCCCCCAAGGCCCCGAAGGCAAGAAAGGCGATAAAGGCGACACGGGAGCCGCAGGAGAAACGGGCCCCACTGGCCCCAAAGGTGAACAGGGTATCCAAGGGCCTAAAGGCGACCCCGGAGACAAGGGAGACACGGGCCCCAAGGGCGA